TGTTATGAAAACTAGTTGGGACTACAGTGATGCTTATCTTAGAGAAGAATTTGTTTTTAATATGGAAAACCCAAGGTCTTTTGAAACCTTTGTTAATGTTTGTAAATTTTATTTGGTTTTATTAGAAGATCGTGATTATAGTAGATGGAAAGATGTGTCAGCATTAGCTAAAAGTATTGGTTTGGCTTTAGGTTCTTTTGATGATGAAGAGGCTTACGGTACACCAAAAGATATGTCCGATTTTATCTTTGGTTCTGATTATCCCGCTCATCTTGAAAATGTTGAAATCTCTTATTTTGATAAGGGTGGTGTTGAATACGGTGTTAGGTTAAAAGAACCTAATTAACAAAAAAGGGACCGTTAAGTCCCTTTCTTTTTACCAATCATAATCCTCATCACACTCATTCCAACTCCTACTGTAATAATCATCTTTTTTACGGTCTGAATAAACATACTCACCACTATTAAAAATATCGTTCTCATCTTCATCATCTTCAATCAAAAGTGTTTTTACTTCTTTTGTTTTAGTTTTAGAACTACCACTCCAATAAGTACTTAAATTATTGTAATTTTTATCTTCTTTTGGGTTTTCGTATTTGTTTTCACCCAATTCTTCAACAAGTTTTAAACCAAGTTCATAACCGTTTTGAACATCGTCAACAATAACATATTCATTATCTGTATGGTAACGATAATATCCTGCCGCTAAATTCAAACAAGCAATATTAAATTTTTCCATGATTTGCCAAACATCGGTATATGGATGGTATGCCCAATCAACAATACCATGTTCTTTAATTAAACCTGTTACTTTATCCGCGAATTGTGATTTTTGGTTGAATAAATAACGACCCATTAATGTTAAACTCATTGATGCTCCACCTGGAGAATCATATTGAATAACGTAACCAATATTTTCAAAAAACTTAGGGTCGGCATACATACTACCTTTACAACCAATTTCTTCTGAAACAAAAAATGCTGCTTTAACATTTGGTAATGTGTCTAACATTTCAAGAGCTAAATAAACACCACATTTATCATCACCACCAATACCCGATGCCTTTTTGGTGACTTTGTCCATACCTGTAAGAATAACACCATCTTCACCTTCTGTTTGAACAACAATCATATTCATATTAACAGGGTGAACCGTATCTGTATGTGCAACAAAACAAGGGAAGTTTTTACTAACACCTTTTGTAACATAAATATTACCGTGTGAATCGGTATAGTGTTCATAACCTTTTTGGGTTAAAACTTTTTGTAAATACTCAATCATAAGTTTTTCGTTACGAGAGTGAGTCGGTACTGAAAGAACTTCAGTTAATCGAGTTAATTTATCTTGTGTCATTTTCATATTACAAATATAAGAAGATTTTATTTAATAATAAAATTTTATTAAGGAAAAATTAAAATAAACCTATTTATGGTTATAATCTTTACTATTAAAAAATAAGTTTTAAGGTTAATTAGAATAATAAATTTAAAAAAAAGTTTTTATAATGTCAAAACAACAAACACAAGAAATTCAATTTCAAGCCCCATTCGATGTTATTCCTTTGCCATCTAGAGGTCTTTTATACCCTGGACAACAAGGTGCTGTAAAAGTGGAATATATGACCGCAATGGATGAAAATATTTTAACATCACCCAATTTAATTAAAAGTGGGAAAGTTCTTGATGTTTTATTGGAAAGAAAAGTTAAAGAATCCCCAGTACCTTTTGAAGAATTATTAGTTGGTGATAGAAACGCAATCATGATTTGGTTACGTGCTACAGGTTACGGTGAAATGTATCCTGTTAAATTAACTGACCCGACAAGTGGTGTTGAATTTGAAACTGAAATAGATTTATCTACTTTAAAAACAAAAGAACTACCAGAAGGTGTCGAACCAGATGAAAAAGGAGAATTTTCTTTCTTATTACCAAAAAGTAAAAAGAAAATTAAATTTAGACTTTTAACCGTTGGTGATGAAAAATCTATTGTTAGTAGGTCTGAAAAATATGAGAAAGCAACAAAATCTCAAATTTCAAACGCTTTAACTTATAGACTACAAGCTCAGATTAAAGAAGTTGATGGTAATAGAGATATTAACTACATCCAACAATTTGTTAATGTGATGCCAGCTTTTGATTCCCTTAAATTCAGAGAATATTCTGACTCAATTGAACCAGGTATAGATATGTCGGCCGAAGTGGAGGGACCGACAGGTACATTTCAAGCTCCAGTTACCCTCGGACTCAACTTTTTTTGGCCTAACGTCAGATTATAATTTAAGTATTAAAAGAGAAATCTACTATATGGTAAAACATATGAGATTTTCTTATGAATCCGTTCAAAATATGCCTGTATGGGAAAGACGTATTTATCTTGATTTATGGCAAAAAGAATTAGAAGAACAGAAAAAAGAATACGATAAAGCAAAATCAAAAAGAAGATAATTTAATGGGGCTACTAGCCCCATTTTTTATTTACTTGATATTTATAAATAAACATTTTTGATGTCAGTAATTTTATTAAATAAAGATAAGTTTAAAACCTTGTTAAAAGAGGCACCAATTTCTGGTGACAAAGCGGCTCTTGATATTGCTAAAGCTCAAGGTGGTTTAGAAAGAGCTAAAGAAAGATTAGCTAGATTACAAATTACTGATATTCCCGGTTTAGATACCATCAATACGATAGACCAACTAAGTATTGAACCTTTTAAATTTAATTTTTTATTACAAGTTAAAGATGATCCTCAAGGTCTTTCTTTACCTGTACCACACCCCTTTGATACTTTATCTCGTGTAATCGATAAAAGTCCTTTAACCTTAGAAGTTAAAACAGACGAAGGTTTATTATTTAAAATGATTTTTCCAAAAGAAGAAGAATTAATTACACAATTACCGGGTACTAAAGAACCGATTATCGGAAAAAATAATAAAGTTATGGCTTTAGTTTCTGAAGGTGACGGTAAAAAGGGTAAATTTTATACCATAGAGTTTGATAACGCAAAAGAAGTTGTTGAACAAGCTAAAGAAGAAACTAAAGAACAAGAAGAAATAGAAGGTGAAAATGAAAATGAGGGTGAAGAAGGTGAAAGTGAAAAAAATAAAGAACAAGGTGGTAGAGTTAATAAAGAACAGTTGTTTAATGATTTAGCTGGTTTTTTTAAATTCACATACAATAATAGAAGAATGGCTGCACCAAATTTGTTTCCAAAAGAAAAAACCACTTTAGAATCATATATAAATCAAATTGCTAAAAATACTATTCTAATTAAAGAAGAAGATGTAAACGACCCAACTAAAGTAGAAAATTCAATAGGAAAAATTTACATAGAGTCAATTATTTTAGGTCCTAAAGCAAGAACTAGAGCTGGTGAAGAAAGAGAATCTTATAAACAAAAAGTAGGTCAATCACAACAAGGTCAATCAAAATGGGATGGTAATTTAAATAATTTACCAAAAGGAAAAGGTGGTCAGATACCATCATCTGTGAATGTAGACAGGTTGGTGATAGACCTTATCGATAAATCTTTAACCGCGGAACAACAAACAATTTTTAATCAAATAAAAGGTGTTTTAGGTAAAAGTAACTTTGACGGTGAAACTACAATTAGAAGAAGTGCTAAATCACCTAAAGATACAATTATAATAACTTTCCCAACACTTGCTGGTAAAAAAGCGATTATTTGTAAAATATTAAACAATGAAACTAATCTTAGAAAATATATTGATGTAGAAATTGCTCCTAAGATAGCAGGAAAAGATGATTTTACAAAATCTACTAAAGCTAAAATACAAGTTAGATAATGGCTGACAATATTAAAAGGAATATAGAAGACGAAAAAGAGTTTTTACGATTACAAGAACAAATTCGTGATGCTCAAAAAGAGGCTGGAAAAAATTTACAAAATGCTGGTCAATATACCAAAACCATTCTTTTAAATTATCGTGAAATGCAAAAAGTTTCCGCTAAAATTAGAGACTTAGAAGAAGAGGCTAAAAATAGTGATAAAGAAAGAGCGGCAATCATACGTCAACAAATAGAAGATCTTAAAAAACAAAGAGATGAAATAAAGGCTATTAATAAAGAAATGGCCTCCCTTGGTGGTGTTGTTAGAATGGGTCTTAGTGGTCTTGTAAGTTACTTAGGTCAGGCTTTAACAGGTTATTTAGAATTTAGTCAAAAAACAAAAGACGTTGCTGCACAAATAGGTTTAAGTTCTAATAACATGTTTATGATGCAAAGTAACATCCAACAAGCTGGCGTACAAATGGCTAGATACGGTGTTAGTGTAAGTGATGCTCTTGAGGCACAACAAGCATATTCCGATGAGTTAGGTCGTTCTGTTATTTTAACACAATCGTCATTAGAAAATATGGCCATGATTGGTAAAGCAACTGGTCTTGGTATGGCGGGTATGGCAGGTTTAACGGCTCAAATGGAACAATTTGGTCTTGGGGCTGAAGATTCGGCTAATATGATATACTCTATGTATTCAGATACTACCGCAATGGGTCTTAACGCAGGTAAAGTAATTAAAAAATTTCAAGAAAATATCGGTCTGTTAAATAAATTAAATTTTAAAAACGGAATCAAAGGTCTACAAAAAATGGCTCAGTTAAGTGAGAAGTATAAAATAGACATGAATGGTATTGCGAATGCATCTGAAAAGGCTTTCTCACCTGAAGGTGCTATTGAAATGGCTGCTCAATTACAAGTAATGGGTGGTGCAATGGCTAGTTTAGGAGACCCGTTTCAGTTAATGTATAAGGCTCGTAACAATCCTGAAAAATTTGCCGAAGATATGGCAAAAGCAGCCGCTGAATCAGCTACTTTTAATAGTCAAACAGGAGAGTTTCAAGTTAATGCTATGGAAATAGATAGATTACGTGTTGTTGCTGAAGCGACCGGACAATCTATGGAAAACTTAGTTGAACAGGCAAAAACAGGTGCTAAAATCAACATGTTTAAAGGAATGTTAGGTGGTAAGGGTCTTTTACCTGAAGAACAAGACGCTATCGCTGCGATGAGTCAAATGGTAGATGGTAAGGCACAAATTCAAATTGATATGGGTAAAAACGCAAAACCTGTAATGAAAGAATTGTCACAACTTAGTAAAAATGAATTATTAAAAGCTTTAAATGAAAAGAAAAGTGCGAAAGAAGCTGCTGAACAAGCAACAGGTATTTCAGAAAGGTGGACAAACTTTTTAAATCAATTACAAGTTGCGGTTTATCCATTATTCATGTCAATAGAAAAATATTTTACAGATAATGATATTTTTACCAAATTAAGTGATTGGGGTACTAGTTTTGCTGAAACAATTAAAAAATGGGCGACCTATATAGGTAATAATTTCCCACAAATCATGGAACAAATTAAAAGTGTTTTCATGAATGTTTGGAATTTTTTACAAGGTAATTGGAAAGAATTATTAATAAGTGCTGCAATTGGTTTTGTTGGTTATTGGGTTCTTTCACAAGCAATAGCTGGTTTAGCCTTTGGTTTAGCCGCTGGTAAAGGTATTTTGATTAGTGCTGGAGGTGGACTTAAAAGTTTATTTGGTTCTTTAACTTCAAAAATAGGTGGTACTGTGGATAAAGCAGCTGGAGGTTCAGGTGGCGGTTTAACTAGTATGGCAACTGGGTTATCTTCTATGGGTACTTTACCTGGTGTTACTAAAGGTACTATGTTATTAGTACCGGCAGCGATTGGTTTTACAGCAATGTTAGCTGCAATACCTTCTTTATTATTTTTAGGTAAAGTTAATTTGACTTCATTGGTTGGTAATATGACTTCTTTAGCCATGGGTCTATCAATGATGGGTACTTTACCTAATGTTGATAAAGGAGCCGGAATATTAATATTAGCGAGTATTGGTTTTGCAGCAATGACTTTGGGTGTAATTGGATTACCTTTAATTGCTTTATTTGGTACAGCAGCTGGTACTGGTCTTATTTTTTTAGCTACTGGATTATCAGCTCTTGGAGCTGTTGCCGGTCCTGCACTAATGGGTGTATTGGTTATAGGTCTATTAGGTGTGGCTATGTTAGGTTTCGCCGCTGCTATCTATGTTGTGGCTATGGGCGTTGCACTAATAGTAGACTCCTTCACTAATATGTTCGCGGTTATAGGAGCAAATGGTGCCGGATTATTTATGGCTGGTTTAGGATTCTTAGCTATGGCAGCAGGTATAGGGGTCTTAACATTGTCATTAATTGCTATGGGAGCGGCAGCTATTTTTGCATTACCTGGATTATTAATATTGGGTGGAGTTACTTCAATGTTAACAGAAACTGCAACAGCGTTGGCTGCAAGTGGTGGTGGAGAAGGTATAGAAAAGGCTGTAAACGCAATCAATTCTGTAGACCAAAATAAATTAGATGCTTTAAAAGATTTATCCATGTGGTTTTCTTTAATAGGAGCATCACCAACAATTAAATTTGAAGAAAATTTAACGGTAGATGGTTCAATTGTTTTAAAAGGAGAGGCTGGAGGAAAAACAGGTACCGACTGGATAAAAGACCCTATATTTGTTTCAAAATTAAAAGAATTAATCGAATACTCAAATTCAGCTGATAGAAACGGTGGAAAATCAAGATAATTTTATTTGCTAGCTTTATTATTATATAAGCTATATTATTTTAAGCTTTATTAAGATCTCGCGCTAATATTGTAAATAAAAAGTTTATAAGTAAATATTTATAGAAAAAGAAATTTAAATCATGCCTAACAGTCCACAAATAAATCCTTTTGATTACAATATAGATAAGTTTGATAGTGGTATTTTAGGACCAATAACCGATACCGATTTTAGAACTTATCTTTTTACACATAATTTAGGAACACCAAATCCGGTTATTAGTAGTGTTTTAAGTAATCCTTGGGCTGATAGAGGGACAGAGTATGATGTTAGTCAAAGTACTTTTAAAGTTATAGATGTACCTAATTTAACTACAGTTGCGAATACGCCTTCAGTTTATAATAATTTAACCAATCCTAGACAAATAAATGTTGGTAGTAATTTACAAGATATAAATCCACAAGTTGCCAATGTTTTAGGGCAAACTACACCACAACAAGCGGGTTTAGGTCAAGACGCTACTTCTTTGTTCAACTCAAATGTTGCTAATCTTGATTTACCTTCTGTACAGGAGGCATCAGAGATATCTAGTACGATAAACAATTTTACACAACCTAGACCAGATAATCTAGCTTTAAACCCTACAGAAGAAGACTTGTTAAGTTGGTATCCAGTTGAATTTGCGGCAGTTTACCAACAATGGTCAGGAGATTATAATACACCATATGGGGTCCCACAAACTTTAAGATTAAGTTTTGCTGGTAATATTAACTCTTGGGTTAAACCTGGTGGACAAGTTATAACAACTAGAGAAATTAGAGATAGGGACTTATTAACAAAGGCGAATAACAAATACGGACCAACACAAATAATTTCTTACGGAACTACAGGTGATGAGTTATTAAATAATCGTACAGGTTTTGTATCTTATAACCCAGGTATTCAAGGAGATTTTAGAGACCAACTATTTAGTAGAACTTTAGGTGTTGGTGTAATTCCTTTTAGTACTATAGGTTCAGGTATAAATTACAAACCCGATGGTACAAACATTTCGGAATTAGATACAATAGCTAGAAAAAGAAGAGGTGTAGAAGTTTTAAATAGAATTAAATTAAACTTTACTGATAATACAGTGGGATTGATTAATACAAGTCCAATTGGTTTATTAACAGGACAAGATTTAATTATTAAAAATTATTCTATTACTTCACGTAAAACAGCTATTGGAAAAGCGGCAGAATTTTTAGCTAAATTAACAGGATTTAATAACCCTAATTCCATATTAAATCCAGGTGATTTTAATTTATTAGAGTACGAGAAATCAATTCAAGTAGGTAGAGCGATTACAGAAAATAGGGTAAATTACAAAGAAGTTGATATTAGTAGTAATTTATTAGACCAAACAGGTAAACATACCAGAAATTTAATCATTGATACGGTTAATGTTAACAAATACGGACCTACTTTAGAAAATGATTACGTAAAATATAATCAAGGAAATTATTTTTTCCCATCAGAAAAGAAAAAAGGTGGACCTGTCCCACAAGAAGGTTATACAACAAGTCCGGCTGTTGAAGGTTTTTTTGGTAAAACAGAAACAGCTGGAGCTTTAAATTCAAAATCACAATCAGATCTTTTAGAATTTCAACCTAGTACTATTCCCGCTGAATTAGTAAATTTAGGGTACGATACATACTATCACGGTACCTATGGGGAAAACACAAATGAAGGTCTTACAAGTGAGTCTTATTCTTGGCAAAAAAGAGTTGCTGCTGACGGTAATCAAACCGTTAACCCATTTAAAAGAGGATTACTTAAATACACACAAGAAATAGTAAATAAATCAGAAGGTTTAAACGATGTTGGTAGTTATATTGGTTATTTTGATTCACCAAAAGCATTTGGTGGTAATAAAGAATATAATCAAAAAATTGATAAACACGGACATGCTACTGGACAAAAAGAAATAACCACACCTTTAGGGACTACAATAAAACTACCTGGTAATTTACCGTCAAAAGGTAATACAACAAAAGATTCTACAGGTGAATATTATTGTCGTTCATGGTCGTCTAAAAGAAAATATACTTCTTTTGAAAATTTAATTAGAAGTGAAAAAAATTGGTGGTTAACAACTAAACCTGCTGATGTACTTGGTTCTGACGTACCTAGTAATTATAGTGATTTAATGACATTGAACGAGGTAGGTATGCCAAAAATTGCTTGGGAAAAAGATGGTGTTAGAGAACTACAAATAACCACAGATTACGAAAGCCAATCTAAAGGTAGATCTGCGGTTGATGCTTTAAAAAACTTAGCCGGATTTAAACCCAAAGTAATACCTTACATGTTTTCAATAGAAAATTTAGCTTGGGTAGATGCTCCACAATCAGCTTACTTACCACTTTGTGAAAAAGGACCTAATGGTGGTAGAATTATGTGGTTCCCCCCTTACAATATGGATTTTAGTGAAAGTACCAGTGTTAATTGGGATTCAACAACTATGGTAGGAAGAGGAGAACCAATTTATACTTACAACAATACTGAAAGGTCGGGTAGTTTAAGTTTTTCAATTGTAGTTGATCACCCTTCCGTATTAAATAAATTAAGAAAAGATTACGCTGAAAATATATTTGATGATGTGTATCATTCATTTTTCGCGGGTTGTGGGGGTACAGACGCGTATAGAGATTTTATACCACCTGTAAGAAAAGATAGTACTATCGAAATACCTAACACTGGTGTTATAACACCAGAAGTGGTTAAACCTAAAGAACCTAACGACCCACCTTATACATCTTTTAAAGTTTATTTTGATAACGCATTTAATGACAGTAAATGTTCTAAAGATAAATTACCTTGTAAAGAGGCTCAATATATAAACACTACAGGTCAAGGTAGAGCATTGAGTTTAACTTATGAAGAAAATGATTTAGTTTGTAACGGAAATTCTAGACCTGGACTAAATAAACTTGTAGAAAATAAATTAGCCGAAACATGTCAATTTTTAGTTGGTAAAAGTGGATTGTTAATAAACGCTCAATCACCCAACCAACCCACATTTAATCAAAAATATGAAGGACAAGAAGATGGAAAAAATTATACGATACAGCTATACGGTTATTGTTCTGGGGCTGCTAATAAAGACTATAACCTTAAATTAAGTCATGATAGAATATTATCTGTTTATAATTGGATGCAAGGGTACTTAGAATCTATTGAGAATGGTGACCCTGTTAAATTTGGTGGTAGTGATAAAACTTACCCTACTGAAACACAATTAAGGGGTGGTTTTGACGATTTTATTAATTCAGGTCAAAAAGGTTTAAGGTGGGAGTTTTATAGTTTAGGCGATAGTGCATCAGACCCAAACTCAACTAACGAAGAGTGGGCTAAAGAAGATACAACAGGACAAGACCCTTGTACATCAAATCAAAATAGTCCTGATAGTTATGCATCTAAACAAGCAAGATTTGTGGAAGTTAGATTAATAAAAAACCCTTTAAATTCTACTAGAATATCTGAACAAATTAATAACGAAAATCAAATTGTTGCTCAAGAAAAAACTAAAGAAGAACAGGCTAAAAAAGACGCTGCACAAAGTATAGCTGATAGTGTTGCTAAATCTTATATTGGGGAGTGTGATTATTTTCAGGCACTTAAAAAATCAGATAGTTTTATTTATAATACTTTAGGTGAAAAATTAGATAATTTTCACCCCGCTTTTCACGCTATAACCCCAGAAGGTTTTAATTCTAGATTAACTTTCTTACAACAATGTACAAGACAAGGACCACAATTAATAGATATTGATAGTCCACAAAATATGATTTTTGGTAGACCACCTATTTGTGTATTAAAGATAGGTGATTTTTATCACACAAAAATTGTCGTAGACAGTATTAATTTTAGTTTTGAACCAGTACAGTGGGATTTAAACCCTGAAGGTATTGGTGTACAACCTATGGTCGTTAAAGTAGATATGGGTTTTAAATTTATTGGTGGAAGTTCATTAGGTGGACCCATCAAACAATTACAAAATGCAGTTTCATTTAACTTTTTTGCTAACACTGGAATTTACAATACGGCTAGAGCTGTTGATAATTATTTAGCACAAAGAGAAGGAGCGTTACAGAAAAAAGTGGTATATGGTGGTTATATTACACCAGGTCAAGAAAATGCTTTATATGATGTGATAAAACAAAGTAGTGTTATGACCGATAAGAAAATTGATACAGTTACACCACAACCTAAACCTGTAGATGTACCGTCTACAAACGCACAAGCATCAACAGCAGTTGTTTCAGCAACCACCGAAAATCAAAAAACAGATGTTAAAAAATCATCAACACCTAATAAACCAGCAACACCAGTGGTTGGTAATACATTAGATAAAGTTTTATTTGAATGTAAACAAAATTCCGCCGTATTCCAACAAAATGGGTCCTACTATATATCAACACAAAAAATATCTCCAGTTTCAGCTAGTAAGACGGTTTATAATAAAGAAAATTTACCAAAAGGAGTAATGGGATTTGGTTTTTGGATTAAAGATTATAAAGTACCTGCAGGTCAAGAAGGGGGGTTAAGTACAACACAATACAATTTAGGATCAAGATTATTTGTACAATTTTTAGATGGTGGTGTGGTTAATTTTATTAAGACATTTAATTTTTCAAACCCTCTTGATAATGTTAAAAAGGCGGTAATAATAAAAAAAGGTACTTATTATAATTTTGGTCAATACGATAAAAACGGACAACCATTACCACTTACAATAGAAATAAATGGTACTAAAACAACGGACCAAGGGTTATTTAAATTACTTGATAAAATTGTAACAAACATGTAAAAATGAGTAAATTATACTACGATAGATATGAAAAATTTAAGGTTAATAATGAAATTAAACCTTTACCATTTATAAAGATACCCGTATCCTCAAACGATATTTCGGCCGAATATACCACTAATAGTAGACTTGACATTTTGTCACAACAGTATTATGGTGTACCTTATTATGGGTGGTTAATCTTACAAGCAAACCCAATATACGGTGGGTTAGAATTTAACATACCAGTTGGGTCTATATTAAGAGTACCATATCCATTAATTAATGCTTTACAAACTTATCAACAAGAAATAGATAGGTTTGACGCTTTATACGGAATTAAAAGTTAATTATGTCCAACGGAAACCCATTTCAACAAAGTGATTACACACCTATAATTTTAAATAATACTGGTTTAAATACTAATATTAAAATTATTGATCCTAACCCAATAGGTCAAATAGTACCACAAGAAGATTTATTTATTTATGTTAGTTTAAAGGCTAAACAAAAATCAAAAAGTGTTTTAACAGAAGACCAAAATACTACTGGGGGTAAATATAATTTAAATAACGATGTTCGTGGTTCTATTGAAATGACTGTGCCACAACAAAAATTTGGGGCAGACCAATTATTTTCTAACAAACCTTTTTTAACAACCGATTGGACCCAAATCGGAGGTAACCCCGACCAAGCAAAATTAGGTGGAATAGGCAACGATTTTGAAACATTTGGTATAACCAATGTTGATATTGAAATTAAAAGTCAAACCGTACCTAAAGTTGTAATTGATTTTGTAGATGTTCGTGGTGCAACATTATTTGAACAAGGTTCTTGTTCACCTTATGGTTTATTTTTTACACTACCTTACCCTATTTTTGAATTAACACTTAAAGGTTATTACGGTAGACCTGTAAAATACTATTTAAATTTACTTAAGTTTAATGCTAAGTTTAATTCTGACACGGGTAACATGGAATGTCGCGCAGAGTTTGTTGGTTGGTCTTTCGCTTTTTTATCTGATACAATAGTTAGTTATGTTACAGCATCACAATATTTAGACCAAAATATTTACACACCAAATAGTATATTAGAAGATAAATACGAAAATACTTGGAAATTTTATACTAACCCCGATAATCCTATAGTTGATAGTACTGAAACAAATAATCCATGGTGTAAAAATAAAGTTGTACCAGAAAGGTGTACAACAATATTTGATTTAGTCAAAGCAGTTAAAAATCTACAAACTTTAGATTTACCTGATGTTAAAGGAAGTCCAGAATGGACAGAATTACAAAATCTTAATGGGTTAAAAAATTATTATAATAACTACGATGATGCCGTTCAAAAAGTTTTTAGAGATTTAAAAACACTGAGTTCAGAACAAATAAATTCAACAGCAAACGGGCAAACTAATAATTTATTTAAATTAGTTTTTAAAACCAAACCTTGTGCCAAAGGTTCCACCGTTACGGATAATTGTGACACCAAACTTAGGGATTTAATTGTACAATATTTTGATAAAACAAGTGGGTCCTTAGCCTCTAGTACCTCAATTATAAAAACACAAAAAATAACAGATTCAACAACTGGTTCTGATATAGTTGACGTACTTACAGATGCTAAAGCGGATGTTTTTAATGGACAGCCATCTGGGGTAACCGACAAAATATACAACCAAGTAGGTTCTGATTTTCAAAATATAGTTTTATTTGATTATGGTTATAAAAATGCGGGTGGTACCGAATATTTTATAGATTTTGGTTATTTGATTAATGGAATTAAAGAAGACTATCAAAAATTAAATGATGTTATTACATCTAAAAAACAAGTTGTTGTAGAATCTTTAAATAATATTATAGAAGAAAGAATTGGGTTTAAACCGTCAATAAGAAACGTTTTCACTGTTTTACTTTGTAATACAGATGCTTTTATGCAAATTCTTTTAAATATAGCAATAAAGGCTGAACAATATCATTTAGGTAACACAGAAAGTTATAAACAATATATAAGTACAACAAACACAGATAATACGTCAAGTGCATCAAGCACTCGTATATCTGCAAACACAAAAGGAGTAAAACCTGCTGTTTATGCTTGGCCTACAGTTTATAAAAAAGACCATACACCTAAAAAAGGTGGTGGTAAAACACAAGGTACAAAAGAAGTATTTCCTGGAGAAGATGCTAATTTTAGTAATTGGGTAGAAGTTAGATTTGTAGAAGATTTTATAACTGCTTATATAA